TAATGCCATAAATGCGGTCAAATCACTAGCCGCATCAATCGCTGTTTCGATAGTATTGCTGGCCGCACGCACATCGCTGCGAAACTGCGTGATTGCAGACGGCACAGTGTAGCCAGACACCTCTGCCGCCTTGACAACGTGCCAGTCAGTAGGCGCAAGCAGTGATGCAGCCGTTGTTTTAGTCTGTGCTTTGTATTGCGATTTCAGTCCAAGCGTCACAACTTGTTCGCCATCTTGCATCAATGGGTTGCCATCTTCATCAACCTCATTCACATCGTCTAAACTGCGTTCTATCAAGGTGCCATCAGCTTGCCGACCCCAATAAAAACGATTGTCATACGGTGCTGGGTCATCTTCCCACACAAGACCCATAGTCACCTTGTAATCATCTGACCACCGCATCCACGTTGCAGGGTGGGTGATGCTGTTATCATCACGCCAGCTTTTGCCAGCGCGGATGATAGTGTTGTTGTACTTCCAAGGCATTATCTTAACTCCTATCTGGCGTTAGAGTATTTAAAAGGCTGTTCCGCTACGGCATAAAAAATTGCCGTATCTGTTGCAGTATTTACATAACCATTTGCACTAGTGTGTCTCAGCTTAAAACCGTTTGATAATAAATCAATCGGTGACGCTGCAAATGCGCTTTCAGCAAATGATGTATTCGCTTGCAATAAATCTAAATCGCCATCGTTGAAAGCATCTCTGGTGCTGTCAAATATGTTCCAGTCACCAATGCCATCAATGCGCTTGGCGATGACGAGTGCGGGGCGAAAGCCTAAATAGACAAATGTGCCATCGGCATTATTGTTTAATTCCATACTGCCGACCTTGCTGAAGCCGTCAACGCTGTGGAAAAAATACCCAACATATGTAGTGGATTGATTGCTGTTTGCGCTACTTGTGCCTAAAGAAACTACAGTGCTTGTTGGTTCAGTGTTGTTCCATTCTTGTGAACTTGTGGTAGCCGCTTGGGTGCTGTTTACTAGCAACCATTTTGTTGCGCCAAGTGCTGAATGATACACCGCCCAAGAAGCCGCCGCACCTCTGGCTTTTACAATGTACATTTCTGGGGCTTGAGACAAACCGTGTCCAACTGTAGCACCAGCAATTTGATTTCCTGTCCAAGTGGCTATACTCATCCCAGCATCGGGTGCAGCCGATACCTGTGACGTAATGCTGCCATTAGTATTGCTGACTGCTGTGCCACCAGCTTTCCAGTTCCAAGCAACGTGGGCATCTGTATAATAATTGTAGCTGCGATTTGTTGCATCTGCGCCAAGAGTAAATCCATCCGCATCAAAACTTGTTAAGGCATCTGTTTGCGCTGACTCTGCGGCAGTTGAGGCTGGGCGTAGTTGTGCATTAACACCACGAACACTGTCCGTGACTGAAGGTTCTTGTGCTCCACTTCTGCGCTTAACCCACGTCCAATCAGGCTGGAACCCAACACCAGTGATGCTTTGCGTTGCGCCTGTGCCAGTATACAGCACCGTATTAAAGTAATCGTCAGCCTGTTCCGCACTGTTCGGGCTGATGGTTGGTTCTGGTAGGTTGGCTGAACACATTGCCAAGAAGCCGGATGGTGGGGCGTATTTGAACGTGCCTATGCCGTTGTCATCTGCATTGCCGCCAGCAGTGATTGCCCCAGCAAATGTATCATCCTGACCAAAGTTAAAATGATTAGTTGTGTTTAGCGTTCCAGTTTCACGCTGCCCAAGAACATATGTGTCGCTTGCTAAGCCTGTGAAATCTGCTGTTGCGCCAATAGTGGGTGCCGCATTTCTTCCAAAGTAAAGTTTCCCATCATCTGCGTCAAAAGCATATGTTAAAATATCGCCAGCACTAGCGGTAAATGCGGTTCCGTTGAACGTGCCACTTGTTGCGCTAGAACTATTACCCACACCTAAACGGGCATAGTTTGTTGGTACAGATGTTGAAGCAGTGTTTTCTGTACCCCAAAAACCAATATGATTTCTATTGCCTGTGCTTACAATTCTAATTTCGCAATACCATTTGCCACTGCTAATCGGAAAAGTGCTGTGGTATCTCTTGTCACTAGAACTAGTTGGCGTAGCTTTTAAATTACCTTCTGTAAGGGTGGCTGGCATAAAGTTTGCCGCAGAATTAAGCGTAGCAAAATTATTAGTCGGGCTGTCCGGCACGACATCGCTGGCGGCTAGGTTGTTGGCAGTCCAGTCATTGGTGTTGCCGCTTTCATCGTCACCGATTGCGCTGCTGTCATCAAACGGCAGATAGAAACCGTTAGTGCCGTATGCGCCATCGGCTGTGTCGTATGCTTTCGGCACCCACACACCGTTGATAGTCTCGCCAAAGCTGGTGGCGTCTAAGGCAGTGCCGTCAATGAAGTTGACCTCTGCCATATAGCCGTCGAAAAATCTTCTGTTGTCGTGCCACTTTGAAATGTGGTGTTGATTTGTAGAGTTGAAATATGGTTCGTGGTTTTGCGCTGGGTATGTTTCTATTTGAAAATCAGTTTGCAAAGTGCCGTTGACATAAATCTTTACACGGTCTGTTGATGTTGCTTGGGTTGTATCGACTGCAACTACAATGTGATAAAATGATGAAACATCACGAAACCGCATTGATGTGCGTAGGCGAATATTATGTGACCCTTGATAGCTAACTACATTTAACGAGTTATCGCCTTCTGTGCTTTTGGCAAACTCTATTAAAGCAGCGGCTGTATCTGAAGTGCTTGCATCAAATAATATATAAGCGTTTGCGCTATCAATCGAAGAACGCTTAACCCAAGCACTCCACGTCCACGTCTTGCGGTTGCCAGCAGACGCTGGTGTGCGGCTTAGATATGCGCTGTCGTTGTCATTGAACCGAAGCGCCGTGCCGATGCTGTATGGGTAAAACCCAGCCGCCCCACTTGAATACATCCACTGGCTTGAACCAAATGCACCCGACATATAAACCCCCTATGCAAACGCCAGTTGCGGCGTGCCAAGCAAGATGCGGCCTGATGCGGCCACAACATACGGCACAATATCTGTTGTGCTTGCTGCTGTCGATAGCGTTAAACCAGCCGCGCCAGCGGTTTCGTAATCAGTGCCAAGTGACACTGTGCGACCGCCGGTTGCGTCCTGTATGAACACGATGAAGCCAGACTGCCCGACAGTTTCAGTGGTCGGATTGGCCAGCGTCACATTGCCAGTCAGTGTCAGCACAAAATTCTGGTTTGCACTGAAATCCAGCGTTACGCTGCCGGTGTTTGTGGTGTCGGTGTCTGTGTTAGCGACAGCAATGCCGTTGATGTTCAGATCAACTGTGTCGGCGGTCTGGTTAAACGTAAAAATGTCAATCCACGCATCATCATCGCCGTTGCGTATCTTCAAGATGTCGTTTGTGGTGTCATACCACAACTGATATGCGAACGTGGTCGATGGTGCGCTTGTGCCGCTTGACAATGATGCCGCTGCTGACAGTGCGTTGTTTAGATCAGACCGGAATGCCGGAAAGCCTTGGTTTGCTATGTTAAAATCGTGCTGTGCCATTTAATAACCCCTTGCCACATAGTCAAAAGTGCGATCAACAGCCGTGTCGCTGCTGTCATAGAACGTAATTGTAAAACCAGTGGCCGATTTGCTAGTTATAGCATAATAATCGCCGCTTTGTAAGTTCCCTGCCGCAATGCCGACACCCTTCAACACTTTGAATGGCGGCACGAATGTGATTATTTTTGCACCCGCACCAGATGCAATATCGTTATCTGCCGACACTAGGTCTGGCATATCAACCGTCACAGATAATTCTGACACCGCTGGTGTTGATGCGGGATTTGTTGTGGTTAATATCGCTCTAAACCTAAACGCACGCGCCTTATATGTGCCAGACACAAAACGCTGATAAGATGACCAGGTGGGCGTGCCAGCCGGATCGCCATCAGTTGTTGACACTTGCAGTTCAACATTTGTGTCGCCAAGTGTCAGCGGATCGCCATCAAACAAACCGGCGCGGTCGTCAAAATTACCTGTGGCGGTGTCAAACAAATCTTCAAAATCGATGCGTGATGTAATGACGCGGCTGGTCACGCGGCTTGTGTAAACCGCGCTTAAATCGATCACGCTATCGAATTCGTATGTGCCGCTTTGTTGCTGATCAATGCCAGTGCCACCGCCATCAAAAAAGCCTGTGGCGTCATCGAATAAACCGACGCCACTGTCAAAGTTGTCATCTGTATTTAGCACTAACTGATTGTCTGTGACAGTGCAGTTGGTTTTATTGCCAGCAAACGCTGTGTGTTGGTTTAGTGTTTCGACGACATTATACTGGCCAATATCATCCACCCGCGCACCTTGCTGCGCTGGATTGACACTGACATTACCGAATTTATCAACCGCCTTAATGAAATATGTGCCGGTCACGGCTGGCACTGTTACCGTATTGGCTGGCCGCGCCACTTTTTCGGCAATTATAGTTGTGTTTGGATATGATGGTGTCACAGTGTCCGGTGTGTGTCTGATGACATAATGCGACAGATCCGCATCTGTGACTGGTGTCCAGCTTAGTTGTGCATTTTCACCGACAATATTGACACTGAAATTTGTTACGTCAGACGGGAATGCCGTTTTGCCGGTGACAGTGTGTTGCACATCAACAAAAGGCGATCTGGCATTTGCGCCATAAGACCGCACGCGGATGTCATATATTACATCTGTTATAACATTAGGTATTCTGAAAAACCCGCTGTCAGAATATCCAAGCGTAATGTAATCGGTGTCGGTGCTTTGTTTGTATTCTGCATAAAATTGTATAACTTGCGGGTTTGTGCTGCTGGCCGAAACCTCAATCGTTGCAACCGGCTGTTGATTTATTGTCAACACGCCTTCATCTGTCAACACAGTTGGCGATGTTAAAGTGAATGGATCTGGCAACGTGGTGTTGTCTTGTTGGAATGCTTTTTCATCCGCGTTCCAATCATACACCGCGCTGTTTGTTTCGCGCAGTGAAAGCGCAACGCTTAGTGATGGATTTCCATCATCATCGGATGACGTTACAAGCGACCATTCTGCAACCTCAAAAACCTTGCTTGTGAAACCCAAACGGCTATTTGTCACATACACATTGTCGCCAACTTGCAGATCAAACGCTTTCATACCGAAATTGCCTTGCAGCATAATTTGCTGCCGGTTTCGGTATAGTGCTATTTTGGCCAGACGCTGTGCCATTGGCGATGACGTTGTATAAGGCATATCGTAATCTAAAAAACGCCGCGTGCCGCCATCTTCAGTTTCAAACGTGCTGCTAGTCAGTGCCGGATAATCTGTGACAATATAGTTGGTTTCTGGCGGCGCAAATATGCCTTTAATGGCGTTATAGTTATCACGCTTTGATTGTTTGGTTTGCAACGTGATCGGGCTGACAAGATCGTTTTCATCAAGCGTAATAGTTGGCGTGCTATATTCTGCCACTTTGATTGAAAATTTGCCGTTGCTATAAGACAACAAACCGCCACAGCTTGTGATCATTTCTTCCAATATGCGCTTCGGTGCATTTTCTGTTGTGAACGTGCCGTGGATTTCATAGCGGTTTTCTGTGCCGCCGCCAGACACTGTCGCATCAAGCGCAACATCTTCATCACAAGAATTAGCAGCAGCATTGAAAGTTGTGTCATTGATTTCTGTGGCATCTGCTGCAAAGCCATATTTCGTGTTTGTCAGATAATCGCGTATGGCAAGCGCGGGATTTGCACTAAACCCTGTTGTTGATGTGCGTGGATCATACAGTTTTTTGCCGCGAACCAATGCGCTAAAGTTAGGCAAGCCAGACGGGAATGCGTCTTGATCATATTCTAGCCGCACATACATATATGCAATGCCGCTTAGTTTGTGGTCGCTTGTCCAATCACCATCTGTTTCGCTGATCAAATTCGCATTTGCGGCCTGACCATCTGTGCCAAGCGCAGTTTCCACGCGCACTAAATTTGCATATTGGCTTGGCGCGGTGCAAACGCCGTTGCCATCTAATGTCAGTTCGATGTCATTACAGAATATTTTTTGATAGCTATCAATTTCGTGCGAACACAACATTATAACCATATGCAAAAATTTATTGTCATCTGTTGATTTGACATAACCAAGCACGCCAGATACCCGCGTTTCGCCATAAACAAAACGCCGTGGCACTGTCGGCTGTTTGATCATTTGCGTGCGGTTCGCACCTTCGGTTGCAAAACTGCTATAATCTGGCAACTCTTGTCGCGCAGCCATCGCGTAACCGGCACTTGACAACGCAATGGTCGTTGCGGCCATCGCCCAATTGCCGGTAAAAGCATAAGTTGCGGCAACGATTAGCGTTACAGGATCTTTAATGGCTTGTTTGAAGCCTTTAAAAAATGAGCTTACCCAACCCATATCAACCGCCCCACACTATTTCTTTGTCCTGCAAATCGGCAATATATTCTAAACCTCTATCATTTGGGAAATCGATTTTCTGATCTTCGCTAGTATATCGCCGCACCCGTGGCACATCCAGATCGATCAATCTGCTTTCGCCGTTTATTGTTATTTGTGCGCTGTCGCCACTTTCGGATATGTTCATCACATCCATCTGGCCACGAAATGCAACATATGGCGTGTCTATAATCGCGCCAGATGCGTTCAATGTGCCAAAGTAAACCGTCATCGTGCGGCCTTGATAATTTTGGTTTAAAGCCGGTGCTATAATTGATGATGGCAGACCTGTAAAACCTATTGATATGCCGTTTGCCCGTATTTCGCCGGTTTCTTCAAATTCGCTGATGCTCATAATGTCACCACCGCCAAGATAGGTTTCGCCGCCAATCGTCAGATCACCGTAACCTGTCCAGACGCGCAAATTGCCATCATCAAAATCGCAATCAACAGCAAAAAACGGCCTGATAACATCAGCCGTCAGTGCCGCGTCAAAATTGCTGCCAAGCGAACGGGTCATAGTGTCTCAACTGCGCCAAATGCCATCGAATAAAAACCGGCGTTATCTATGTTCCAATTTGTTGTCGGCGTTGACAACTGAAACAGACCTTTTGCGCCGGAAACAACGACCGTTGCACCGTCTGCCGGTGACGACCGCAGATCTGGCCATATCTGCAAAGTGGCTTCGCCAGATGCGTTGCTATCAACATCATCAAGCACTTTGTAAAGCTGCGATGACGCGCCGCTGCCAAGCTGTATGTAATCACCGGCCAGCAGATAGCCCGTGGCAGACGCTGGAAGCCCGTCTATAGCCAGTTCATCACCTGTCTGGCTTGCACCGTTCACGACCGGCGTGCCAGCCGCTGACGCTGCACTGCCGCGCGGTGTAGCCGCGTTCGGATCGCCAAGCAAAAACGTGCCGACCTGTCCATACAGTTTCATAAAAAACGTGATCCACTGTTCTGCGTCTTCGCGTTTCATCGCTGGCAACGTGATGTCAGCTTCCCAGCGTTTGCCTTGATACTCAAATTTTTGCTGTGAAAACGTAAATGGTGACGTTGTAACACCGACAACATTACGCGCCATCAGATTAACTGAAAAAACGCCTGTATGTGTCGGAAATGTTAACGGGTAAGTGATCGCCATAATTAACCCCCGAACGCTGTGCTGAACGACCCACCACGCCGCCGCGCATCCAAAACCGCACCTTTTGCGGCTTCTTTGATCTGCGGCAACATATTCGTCACTTCAGCACGCACTGTTTGTGATACGCCTGTTGTTAAATTGATTGTTTGATTAACAGTGACACCACCGCCGCCGATTTGATTATTAGGCACAATGCGACCAGACTGGTTTGGGACAAATAATTCACGCCCACGTTCACCGACCATATAAGGCGTGTTCTTTGTAACACTGCCACCGCTGGCAAGGCCACGCGGTATATATGTGTTTGCCCCTGCACCGGCTGTGGTGTAACCAGCCCCGCCGCCAAACATACCGCCAAGCGCACCAGCAAGCACGCCGGTTATTTGCTGCTGTATGAATATCCGCATCAAATCGCTGATGATACTTGCAGCCATTGATTTAAACGCATCTTTGACCGACATCGTGCCTTGCATAACGCCCATCAGACTATCTTCAAGCCGGTTCATTCCACGCACTGCAAGATTGTCTAACTGTCTAGCGGTATCACGCGCACTGTTTGCGTAATCCTTTAAACCGTTTGTGCTGTCGTGCGTCAATATGGTCACGCCTCTGATTGCCTCTTGTGTTTTTTGCGCCTCTTCTTTTGTTCGCTCAAAACCAATTTTCAGATCTTCAACTGCTTGTGATTGATCGATAATAACTTTCGGCAACTGCGATCCGCTGTCATTCAGTTCATCATAGGCATCAGCAATGCCCCGAATACGCGCCTCAAATCCTTTAAACAATTCAGCTTCTGGTATGACATCCATAAAACTGACATTTTCAGCAATCTTGTTGTATCCATCAATAAAGAAATTGACGAAATCACGAAACGCGCTGATCGAATTAGCAATAGCAATCAGCAGCCATTTTGTAAAAAATTCTGCAAGATCTGCCAATTTAGGCAACAAAACCGATGTGATTTTTCTGCCAATGCTGCCGAATGTTTCGCCTATTTTAGCAAACCGATCATTTGCATCTTCTGTGGCTTTTGCGTTTTGTTCGGTTAGTTCAACTGTAAATTTGTTGAATTGTTCGCGCAACTTGTTCATTTCTCCACTGCCACCTTGCAGCGTGTTGATCAAGTTGACACCAGACCTTCCAAACAAATCGAATGCAATACGCACGCGATCAGCGGGATCTTTGATTTTTGCTAGTCTGTCAGCGGTGAGATTAAGCAATTGATTTGTCGGTCGCAGATTGCCAGCCGCGTCTGTGACCTCAATTCCCAATGCCTTAAACGACCGCAGACCAGTGCCGATGCCGGTGCTGGCTTCAGATATAGACCGGTTGAAGCGGGTCAGACCTTTTTCAAGTTCTTCGGCTGACGCACCTGTCTGGCTGGCGGCAAATTGTAAAGATTGCAGTTCATTGACCGTCATACCCAAACGGCTTGACGCTTTGGCAAGATCATCGATCTGATCTGCCATAACCTTCAGACCCGCGCCGACCCCAAGTGCCACCAGTGCGCCTTGCACGCTCATTATAGAGCGTCTGACGCGGCCTAATCCAGCAGCAACCTTGCCAAATGCAGCGCGGGTTTTGTCAATGGCCGATATGGTAAATCTAAGATTTTGATCGGCCATCTTCCATCACCTTATAATATGCGAACCATTCGTTTAATTCACTCAGCGTCAATTCTTCGATTTCGCTTTGTGTTTTGTGCAAACGATCCGCCAAGGCCATCATATTTAGCCGCAGCGGATCTTGCTTTAGTTTTTTTCAGCGTCCTCAACTGTGTCAACATCGCTGAACATCTTGCCAGCAATGTCACTGATCAGCGTCACACTCTCTTTCATAAGATACATCTTATCTTCAAGTGTGAATAGACGCTTGCCATCAACATCTTCAGCTTTTGCAATAATCAGATCAATCATACCCGTGATCGTCATATTGTTTAGAAAATCTTTATGTTTTCTTTGTAGCTTGTCGATGTCTCCGGCAGTAATGGGCGCACAGTATATAATCAATGGCTGATCTTCTTCGCCCCACTCAACAACCTCGATTTGTTTACGTTGCAACGCACGCCGCGCTGCTATCTGTTCTCCCAAGCCCATTATTTACCTCATCAAGTTACGGTTGTTTCAGTCAGACCGCCGGTGCCTTGAAAGCTGTATGTGGCAGTCACGATTCCGTCAGATGATACGCCAACAGACCGGCTGGTGACAATAGCTGAACCAGTCAGCTTATGGTCGCCAGACGTGTTGCCTTCCATCTGCAAGTTTAATGTAATGGATGATCCGGCTGTGCAAGCATTGTGTGCGGCATCAGTGTCATCAAAATAGGTTTCAACGCTGCCGCTGAAATCTGTGAATGATGCTTTGTATGTTTTAGCAGTGTCACCCATCGCTGTATCTTCAATGGTGTCTGCGGTTTCATCTACTGAAAAGCTAATCACTTCAGCCATTGCGTCTGTGCCGATAAGAACGACACCATCGTTGCCTTTAAAAGTTGCCATCGGTTTGTCTCCTTAAGCGGCAGTTTCAACGTCATTTTCAACGGTGCGATATTCGACCGTCACAGTAAACCGACCCACGGCCACCGGCTGTTCACCGTCACCCGCAAAATCAGCTTCAAACGCGGTGATCTGTGCATCTTTAGCCAGACCGCCAAGCGTTATATCTGCGGCAATGGCTTCTTCCATTTCAACCGCAATTGTGTCTAGCGTATTGTCATAATTCGATACGCCTTTGACGTATGCCTCAACAGCAACGTCCAAAACCCTGTTCACAGAACGTGGCAAGCCGATTGTATCATATTCGCTTGTCTCGCTCTTGGTGTATATGCACAACGCTGGCAGATTTGTTTCTTCCAGCGGAAATATCCGGCTGCGGAATACATTGCTGCCCGTTGTTGTCAGCCCCGTCAGCGTGGTCACGATGTCATCGCGTATCTGTTGTCTAACGTGGGTCATTGTTTCTCTAATACCAGTGTCGTCATACCAGTGCCGTCATCTTGCACAATGCGGATGGTGTAGCCAGTGGCGTCAATCGTAATCGTGTCGCCTTCAGCGGCTGCGGATACATCTGCGGTGCGGCAAACAAAGCGTGGCTGTTGTAGGGCAAACCCAACACCGCCACCAGCGTCAACCTCGACAAAATCGTTGTCAAATATGCCATTCACTGTGGCCGCGTTGAATGTTGCAGCAACGCCAAAATCATCGACGCCAACAAATATGGCACGATCATCTGCGCTTTCGACCGCCATTAATCATCATCCTGATCAGCTATTTTAGCTGTTTTAGCTATTTTAGCTGACCACTGTTTTGCATAACCGCGATCAATCAGCTTTTGCGCTTCATCTTCACGCACATCGTGATCTTCACCGGCCAGCATTATTCCCACTGATCCAGCTTGGCAGTCTTTGATCACTGTGATTTTCATATATCTATTTGGCATTTTTCTTTGTGTTCCGTTTAACTAGGCTGGCGGCTGATTTCTTTGTCAAACCCACAGCGCGATCAGTGATGCCGATCTTGTCCTCATAAACCTCAACGCGGCCAGTGTTGACCAAATCCAGACCGATGTTGTCTGTCACCTCAACAATATCACCGACGCAATGCGCCACGCCTTTTATCACGATATTTCTTTTGCACTTAATCTTCATCAAAGCCCCCTATGGGAAAGACGGGGCGACCGAAGCCGCCCCGCTTGTGATTTAGGCATCGATGTCCAAGCACGCTGCAAATGATTGCGCGTGACGTACTGCGATGTCCAGTTCCTGCATTACGCGGATGCGTACTGCGCCGGTTGAACCGGCTGTGTATGGATCGACCAACACGTCTGGTGTTGAGAAGAAGCCCATCATCAACTGTGAGAAATCACCGAAGATCATAGCTGACGCTGTGGTCAATGTGCCTTTGGTCAGATCTGATGGTACGTTGTTGGTCACTGCCAAATCGTATCCATACAGGCTGTTCCAAGGTGCATCCAGCAACATTACGCTATCTGTTGAAGCGACCTTTGATGTTGATGCCATCAGAGATTTCACTTTCGGGTTTGTCAGATATGCAAGTGTGTTGCCGTTGATCGCTGCGTTGTCAACTTCAACTTCTTTGACCAAGTTAACGATGTCGTCCCAAGCAATCGCGCCACCATTTGTGCCGATAGCAACTGAACCGATGCCAGCAGTGTCGATGATGCCTGATGGCTCATTTGAGCCGCCGCCTTCGATGGCAACATCTTCGACCTTTTGTGCAATCGCGTTCAACAGATCATCACGAACGATTTGCTCAACTGATGGGTCAGACTGGATCATCAGCAGACGTGAAACGTCTGTGAATGCGCCCAGCGACTTTGGTGACATTGTGATCTGTGAGAACACAGCGTTCACCTCAGATGTTGCGCCATTCTCAGCAACGAAACCGGCTGAAACGCCAGTTGCCAGCTTTGGAATAGCCACATCGCCACGCAGACCTGTCATAAAGCGTGCGCCAAGCTCATTGAACACCAAGCGTGAACGCAGTGCATCAACAAACTGATCACCAAGATGGTCTGTACCGACCAAGTGACCACCGGCTGTGGCTGTGCCAACAGTCAGATCACGCTTGCCGCCCCAGAATGTGTCTGGTGCATAGAAGCCGCGTGCTTCACGACCAGAACGCTTTGCGATTTCTTCAGAAACCTCACGCTCCAGACCGTTCAGACCTGATCCATTTACCAGACCGCGAACGGCTTTCATAAATGAATACTGACGCTCTTCTTTTGGTGACATATCGATTGCACCGGCTGACTGCTCAAGTGGCTTGCCTTCGCCAATGGCGTCCAGCAATGTTGCGCGGAATTGTGCAACAGTCTGCCCCGCACCGATTGCCTCATCAGCCAGATCGCGGCGGTTGTGCTTCACAGCAAGATTGATGATCTCGCTGGCATTCTTTTGAAAATCGCGCTTGGCTGCTTCGGCGGCTGCTTCGCGGATTTCGTTTTGATCAATTTCTGACATTTTTGGTGTCTCCTTATCTTTGATCACTGGTTCAACATTAGCACTGCGATTAACGCCCACACCGGCATCGGCTGGCACGCTCACAATGCTTGCTTCGTATGGAATCCACGAAGAGATGCCGACCGTCCCGTCAGATCTCTTTTCTTCCATTTCACGGATCTGATAGCCAATAGACACATTGGATCGGATACCGTCTTTGACATCATCATACACTTCTCTTGCAAGCGCACCTTTTCCAAAGCGCACAACCGCCCGCAGTCTCCGGTCGGCTTCATCAAGATAAGTGCGTTCGACAACGCCAATCTGTTTTGTCATATCGTGATCTAACAGCAATGGCGCGTGGCCGCTGTTCATCCGTGACAAATCCACAGCTTCGCGGTTGTGCCGCAAAACCTCATAACCGAATGACCGTTCAACTGGTTCTTCGGATGACAGTGACATACGCACGCGGCGGTCATCTTCGTCAACCATTTCACCAGCAGCGGCGCGGAATATTAACTCGCCACGGTCAAAGCGTTCCATTTCATCATCTTCATCATAGCCGGTTGTCTCAGTGACGGGCGCATCTGATTTGCCAAACGTGATTGTCACCGTGTCTTCGGTTTCTGTGATGTTTTGTATGTGTCTGTCCATAGACGCATCTTGCACCATTTCATCTGATTTTTCAATCTGGTGATCTTCAGACATTTCAATGCCCCTTTCGCCTTCATCGATGCGGTCAAGTGCGGCATCTTTTGCCCTTGCCCACGTTTGTCCGGCATCACCGCCCCACGCCGCCCAAGCAACGCGACCTTTTGACGGGTAGCCATCTTCACCGGCACTAAAACCTTCAGCTTGCTTGTCAACCTCGTGCCGACTGAAAAAGCTGTGCATCCGGCGCACTGTTTCCGGCGATAGTTGTTGCCGGTTTACTAACTGACGCGCACGCGCAACTGCAACGGCTGTGCCGCCCTGTTTGCCTTCTTCGCGCCACTTAAAAAACTTTCTGGCTTCAGCAGCCATACCAGCAGTGGGTCGCAGATTTACTTCAACGCCTTTATATTTCGGCATCGTCTTCACGCCCCACGTCAATTGATGGCTGTGCTGGCAGTTTCTGACCAAACGGCTGAAACGCTGTGTCAATGCCATAACGATCTGCTAGTTCGCTTTCGCGGTTGATCTGTTCAAAGATCTCTTCGGTGTCACGACCATATTGGCTGTGAACATCTTGCAAGCTGACGATGCCGTTGTTTAATGCGGTGACGCTGGCGTTAATCTCTTTAGCCGGATCAACCCACGCAAAACCGCGTGGCCGGTATATCACCTGATCTGCAAACAGATCATATTTACCCATTGGCAGATTAATGCGGCCAACTGTGATGGCCATTTCTAGCCAAGCGCGGTATATCGGATCAATAAACTGGTCGATCATAAACTGTTGGATCATCTTGAAATGATCACGATCTTCAATGGTGCCTTGCCGGATAGATGAATAGCTGACACCTTCCAGATTGTTTGCCAGTGACACATAGCTGACGCCAAGCCCTGACGCTATGCCGCGCAAAATCGCTTTCTCAAATTCATCGAAACTCTCTGTGCCGCTTGATGGATCGAATGCTTTGAAATCCATACCGACTGGCAACTGGCTGAACGTCCCAGGTGATGCGTCCATAATCGGCGCGTGGTTGTCATAATCGTCGCCAATAAAGCCATCACCTTCGGGGCTGGTAAAGAAACCCATCTTTGAAGCTGCCACCCGCGCATTTACCAGCGTGGCCTCTTCATACCCGTCAAGCATCTTTAGCCTTGATAATACGTTAGACATCCACGGTGCGCCGCGTGTTTGACCGGCGCGTTCTTGCATATAGCAGTGAATAATCTGGTCGGCTGATACGATCTTGTGATGGCGTTTTGTCTTGCTGCCATAGCCCTGATCGTGGTGCGGGTGATCTTCAAACAGATAATAATTCAGCGGCTTGCCGGTGCGTCTGTCCAACTCGACACCCATCCGCACTTCATTGCCGTTGCTCAACCGCGCGTCATAGCCTTCATCAAGATAGTCAGCTTCAAGAAATTTCAGTGAAAAGCCAAACGGGTTGCCAGCAGGGTTTTTGATTTTCTGGATAAGCACTTCGCCATCGCGTGCAAGCGTTTCCAGAAACAGCCGCTGTGCTTGGTTCCACGAAATGCGCCCGTCAACTGTGCAAAAGCCGGTGCGACCCCACTGCTGCCACGCCTGTTCGATGATGCGGTTGCCAACACTGTCAAGCGATCCATCATCGTTGCGCTTACGCACTTGAATGCGGATGCCGTTTGCGCCGACCACATTGGTCGTCATTATCTGCAAATAACGCTTGGCATATGGGTGATTACGGCTGATTTCGCGGCATCTGTCGCGCAGAATACGCAGTGACGGTTTGATCTCGCTATCGGCTGACCGGCTGCTGCTGATGAAATCGCTGAATAATCTGCCAGTATCTGCACCGTGGTATGCACGCGCCATCTTGCGTGGCTTTGGTTTTGCTTTGAAGAAATCAAAAACGCCCATTGTTAAAACCTCACTAGCACAGTCTGACCAGTGTTTTCACCGGCATCTGCACGTTCTTTTGCCCGTTCTTTGGCGTATTCTTTACGGTAAAAATCACGCGCATTTATCAGATCTTCAAACGACATCTTAGTAAGTGACCGGCCATTGATGCTGTAGCTGGCCACATCAGCATCTGCCTTACCTGACAAAATGCTTTCGATCTTGGTGATCATTATTTCGGCGTGCGTGCGCGGATCTGCCCCGTTGATGTCCAGATCTTCGATGGCAGTAAATGTGCCGCGTTCGATGGCAACACGGTTGCCGGTCGCAGTCTGCGTGACCTCTAGCTGCCAATGATAGAAACCAGCAACGTAACCGGCTGACGTTGCGCTATCGACCTCGAACACATATGTGCCGTTCTGTTCGGTTGCTGCAACTTTGATTTCGGTGCTGCCACCGCCCGTGATGCGTGCGACATATTCCATCGAATAGTCAGCAAGCGGGTAATCATCAACAAGATCGGTGCGTTTCCATAACAGATAGTCACCGATTACGATGGTTTCGGGTGCTTCACCGTCTGGTGCCTGATCAATATCAAATCTGTTTGCCATTATTTACC